ATGGCATCTATCCAACGACGCGGCACCTCCTGGCGTGCCGAGATCTACAAGGACGGTCGACGCGAGTCGAACACCCTCCCCACTAAGGCCCAGGCCGTGCAGTGGGCGCTCATGCGCGAGGCGGAACTGACCGGCGCCCGCCTGCCTGAGAATACCGTCAAGGACGGCCTGCGGCGCTATGCCAACGAGGTGGCGCCGAAGCACAAGGGCGCGCGCTGGGAGCTGGCCCGGCTGGGTTTGCTGGAGCGGGATCCGCTGGCGCTTGTGCGACTGCCGGCGTTGAGACCCATCCACCTGGCCGAATGGCGCGAGCGTCGCCTATCCCAGGTGGCGCCGGCGTCAGTCCGACGCGAGATGAACCTGCTGCAGTCCGTCTTCAAGTCCTGCAGGAAAGACTGGGGCTGGCTGAACAGCGACCCGATCAAGGACGTGGACCGCCCGCAGGCACCGGCCAGCCGGAAACGCCGCGTTGCCCAGGAAGAGATCGACAGACTCACGCTGGCGCTTGGATATGACGGCGGAGCGCCGGAGACCGCCCAGCACCGGGTCGCGCTGTGCTTCCTGTTCGCGTTGGAGACGGCCATGCGTGCAGGGGAGATCCTGGGCATGAAGTGGTCTGACGTGTCGGCCAAATCCGTGACATTGCCGAAGACCAAGAACGGCGATGTGCGCCGTGTGCCAATGTCAGCTCGTGCTCGGGAGATCATCGGCCTGCTGCCGCAGGATGCGGACAGCGTGTTCAACCTGGACCCTGGAACCCGCGACACCCTGTTTCGTAGGGCGCGGGATGCCGCTCAGATCGAGAACCTCCACTTCCACGACAGCCGCGCGGAGGCAATCTGGCGGCTGTCGAAGAAGTTGGACGTGATGGAGCTGGCCCGGGTCATTGGACACCGGGACCTGAAGAGCCTCTTGATTTACTACCAGACCGACGCCGACGAGCTGGCTGACCGGCTCGGTTAGCCTGGCGCCAAGCCAGCACCTCGCCGGCAATCCACGTGGCCGGGCGCATGCTGATCCGGACGGGGAAGTCCGGCCTGCAAGCGACGGTCTCCAGAACCGTTCGCGCAGCGAGGCCGAGCAGAGAACCGACTTCCTCGGCACCGATGGCTCGCAGCTCGAATGGGATGTTCTCGGCAGCTCCCATAACTCCCTCCTTCAGATCGACGCCAGCGCCGCGCGCTGGGTCTTGGGTTTGCGCTCGGCCAGGCCGAGCTGGAACTGCAGGACGTTGTCGGCCACCGCAGGCACCGCGGCTGGGCGCGCGCTGCGCTCGGGGCGGTTGAGCCGGCGCCACGCCGCAATGGCCTTGTCGGGATCGGCATGCTTGCTGGTCGACCTGCAGGCGCACTCGACCAGGTGACCACCGCCGGCGGAGGCGCAGCGCTTGTCGTGGATGTGGCGCGCGCGGTGGCCGGCGGCGCAGTTCGGCAACCCTTCCGGGTGGCTGATATGTTCCTGGGTCATGGCTGGTTGCACTCCTCGATGAGGGCTTCGATCTTTTCGATCAGGAAGGTGGCTTCGGTGGACCGGCGGCGGCGTTCGTGCGTGCTGACCGGCATGGGGCCTGCGTCCCGGATCCACTTCAGCGGCTCAAGGAGCCAACTAGGGTCGACAGGTAGCAGCTTGCGCGGATCGATCTTCTTGTCCGGCGGGAAGCAATCCGGGCCAGCCCAGTCCTGGCTCATGCCGCAGCGTGTGCACTCGTTGCGCTGGAAGTCGTGGACCTTCTCGGGCTGGATTACGCGCGGTGTCTCGAACAGTGCACGGACAACGAGCCCACGCTGGTGGGCGGCATAGACGTGCCCTGCGTCGGCCTGCATCCAGCAGCCAGGCCGGTGATCGTCCTTGTTGCGGTACTCCCAGCGCACTGGCTGAGCGGTGTAGAGCGCTTTCAGCAGGGTGTCAGCCCAAGCGCGGACCTCCCGGCCGTCAACAGCGGTGGCTGGATCGACACGCCGCATGGCAGAGACAACCGCGGCGACAGGCGACGATGCCTTGGTGGCCTCGACAGCCGTGGCCGGGGAAATTGGCAGTGGTGCGGTCATACGAACAGGTCCAGTTGGGCCGGCAGAGCAGGTGCGCGCGGCACTGCCAGCAGTGGGGCGGGAGCGGCGGCGCGCTTGCGTGCGCGCTGTGCAGCGTTGAAGGCGAACCAGAAGCCGAGGCCGTGCCTGCGTGCCCGGCATTCGGTCAGGAGGACGCGCGCTGTGTGCTTGGCCTGTGCAGCGGTGATCAGCTGGTCAGCCGCCACACTCGATGCTGACGGCTTGCCGCATTCAGCTGTACAGTGCAGCACGTCCCCTACCGCGCCAGGCCCATGACCACTCGTGGCTTTCATCGAACCCTGCGCGGTTATCACGATGGCTACCGTTTCGTGCTGACCATCACCAGCAGCGACCACGATGTTTTCTCGTACACGGCTGCCGTCGACGGAGCCGAAGTTGAGTTGCGAGCCGAAGGGCTGATCCGCAGCAAGGGCGACGCTATGCAGCTCGGCATGGCTGCGGTTGAGCGCCACGTGGCGGGCCTGACCTCCAAGCGCTGAAGGCGCGCTGGTGGAAGCTGTGGTGGGCAGCTGGTCAGCTATGGGTGCCGACGTGCTGGTGATGATCGCCTTCATCGCCAGCCCCGCAGATACTCGCCGAAGGTCACGCCACCGTCGTAGCGCAGGAACTGCTGGTAGCGCTGCTGCGACCTGGTCAGTTTTGGCGGAGGCGGGGTGTGCTCCTGCACCGCGGCACGGCCGGCCTGCGTGACGTTGAACACGTCGCTGCCGCCGGTGATCGCATTGCCCGCGCGCCGGACCATGAATCCACGCTCGACCAACACCATGCAGTGCTTGTAGTCGGTGCCGCCTGGGCCGGTGACGAAGTGACTGCGGTAGCTGCGCTCCAAGCCGCCCTCGCCAACACCCAGTGCGTGGCGAAGGATCTGCAGCTCGGCATCCGGCAGAGCGCCGGCGGTCGTCTTGTCAGCCATTGCCCACCGCCTGGCTGTCGAGGAGGGCAATGATCTTTCCAGCGATCCGATCTGCTTCCCCCGAACCATCGTCATGTCGGTGGTCTTCCGGGGCCGCGATTTCCAGGTCGAACTCGCTGCGCAGCAGGTCGGCAACCTGGGCACGGAACTGCCCCGAGCCCACGGCCTGCGCGGACTGGCCGATAGCAGGCGCGGTCCCGTCCAGCCGGATGCATCCCTCTTCCTCGGCGTCCACGCATTCGCAGTAGAGACCGGGGCCGCTGTGGCCCGTCTCCGTCCAGAAAATCCGGACAAGGCTTCTATCCTCGAACGGAACATCCAGTTCGGGGTCACCCGCCATCAGCAACGCTTCGTGCAGCTGGCACGCGGTCAGCGAAATTCCCGCCGAGTTGTAGGCAGGCTCCCCCACCGGCTGGCGGGCGGCGAGGGCGGCGGCCAAGATCGCGACGCATTTGTCGTCGTCGGCAATCGCTCCCAGCTCATCGAATAGCTTGCGTGCTTGATCCAGCAGCGCATCCCCCTGACCACCCGGGGAGGGCTGGGCGGAGAGGGATTCAGCTGCCGCAAGGGCACGCGACAGCCAGCGGATGCGGTCCTTGGCGGCGGTCAGGTAGGCTATTGCCGGGGTGGCGCCGCCGATGAGCTCGGCCATGGTCTGCCGCTCGTTGCCGTGCATGAACACCGCATTCGCCAGCTCGTCGTCCGTAAGGTCGCCCATGACCAGCGCAGCGCGCTCGCAGTCATAGCGCGTTCCATGCGGGTCCGGCTCACCTATGGCTGCCCAGCGAGCGCCGGGCGTTCCCAGCCTCACCCTCCCACCGGGCTGCACGTCCGCCAGGGTTGTCTTGTCGTTGCTCATGCTCGCGGCTCCTTTGTGCCGTTGATCTGCTGGCCGCCGAGAGCGGCGCGGAACTCCCACCGTTCGGCTTCGTTGGTGTAGTAGGCGGAGCGCTCCTGGCGCTCGCGCTCGGTGAACTGCGTGTCGTGCAGCGCGTGGTCGGCGGCGTCGCGGTTGGCTTTGGCCATGCGGACCGGGTCGCCCTTGAAAATGTCGAGCTGGTTGCGCACGCGACCTCCGTGGAAGGGTTGCCGACGCGTGGAAGTCCGGCCGGCGCGGAGCCCGGTGCCCCGGGCGGGCGGTTGCTCAGTGGGTGTCGTCAGCGGCCAGCGGCGCGCGCTGGCGCTCGGCACGGCGGCGCTGCATTGCTGCAGCGAACGGTGGCCAAGCTGCGCGGATCTCGACGTAGGCGATGACGGCCCACAGGATTGCTGCGACCAGGAAGGCGGCGCCGGATCGCGAGCTGACGCCGTTGGCGAATGCTTCGCCGAGGGCGACCCCGAGGAACACCACGCAGAAGAAGGGCAGGGCCAGGTGGCGCATTACTCGGCTTCCCGGCTCAGGCGGTAGTCGGCGAAGCGATGTGCCTTCCAGCCGTCCACGCGGTAGTACGGGCCCGGCTCAACCTTGGCCACCCAAGCTGCGAGCAAAGCGTCCAGTTCGGCGCGCTGCTCGGCGGTGGCTCCGCTGAGGAAGTCGTCACCGGATTCGCCGATTTCGTCGCTCAGGCGTTCCTGGGCCAGATCGCAGAACTGATCCGCCGTGAGCAGCGCTCCCGTGTCGATGACCTCGGTTTCGCCGATAGACACTTCGGTCACGTCTTGGGCGCAGGTATCAAATGCGTCTTTGATGGCTTCGTCGATGGAGCCGAACGGACCATGCCAGGTTTCTTCGTCGGTTGACCAGCTGTAGGTGGGCTTATCCATTGCTCTGTTCCTTCGGGAGGGTGGTCACTCGGGTGATCGTTCCGTCGGCTGCGACCTCGGCCACGACGGTTGTGTCGGTGCCGGTGGCTAGGTCGAGGCCGATACGGGTTGGCGGGGTGATGGGCGGGATACCGACGGCCATGGCGGCGAAGAAGTCGTGGTCGGTCATGGCGCGCACACCTGGGCGGCGGTCAGGTCGAAGTGCATCGCGCACTGGCCTTGGCAGTCACCATTCATCGCGTCGAAGCGAAGGGCATTGATCTCGCCCATTCGATCTGCAACCGCCGCGCGTACTTCAGCTGCGGATGTGCCGTCCATTCCTGGTATCGCGAGGAGCTGGCGGGTAAGCCAGATAGCCCGATAGTGGCTCGGGATCGCGCGCTGGATGGATGCTCCGCTCGGAAGGTGCGTGATGCCCCAGTCGCCGTACTCAGCCTGGCCGTGGTCAGCCAATAGCAGCGACTCGTCGTCGCTGATCGCGTGGTGGCAGAACAGCGTGCCGATCACAAACCCAGTGAACTGCCGAGCGTTGTCCGGATCGTGGTTCTTCGCGTCGTCGCCGCAGGGCAGGACGATGGTCTGCACGGTCGCGGTCATGCGACACCGCCTTTGACTCGGAAGAGGGCAACCGCGCGCCGCGCCCAGGCTTCGCGCGCCGCCTCGAACGATTCGTGATCGCTTGGCGAGTTGAGCCACCGGTCACGCGCTTGGTCGTAGTCGTCATCGGCTGCGACCAGCGCATCAATGGCCTCGGCCGCTTCCTGCAGGGCGTCGGCGTAGCGGCGGGTGTCCGCGCCGTCGTCGGCGGCGCCGTGCAGCGCGCTCACCGCGTGGCGGATGGCCGGGATCTTGGAGGGGGCGCTCATGCAGCACCTGCCTGCGCGCGCGCTGCGCGGCGGGCCGCAGCTACCGCACCTGCAGCGCTCTTGCCCTGCCGCAGGACGGCATTGGCCGCGAAGCTGGCGGCGGTGATGACCTGGTTGGGGGGAAGGCCCCAGCGGCGCCCGGCGCGGGCGACGATGCCGGCGGCTGCAGCGGCGCGCTGAGCGTTGGAGTGGTTGACGTGGGCGGCGGCAGCCATGCGAGATCTCCTGCCGCCTTGCCCTGAGGTGGACGGGGCTTCGTGGGCGGCTGGAGATAAAGTAGCCGGAGGCTATCTTGGCGTCAATAGCCGAAGGCTAATCTTTTTCTGAATGCGCGACTCCCGCGGGTGGTGCGTGCTAGGGTGCCGCGTCATCACAATGGAGGGGATCTGTCATGGAGTGGGCTTTTACGGGGGTAACGCTCTTCTTGGGCGTGCTGGGACTGGTCCTGACCGTGCTGTGGATCTTCGTCCCCTTCGCGATCTTCGGGATCAAGCCGCTGCTGCAGGAAATCCTGAGGGAGCTGCGCAAGGCCAATGCCGTTGCGGAGGCGAACACGCCGCCAGTAAGCCCTGCGGCGGCGACAGAGGGCGAGGAGCCACGGGGCGCATTGGCGACGATTCGCGCCGCAGTCCGACAAGCTGACCGTTCCTAAAGGCGAATTGAAAGAGGCCCCGTCAATGCGGGGCCTTTTTGTTTCAGGGCAAGTTGGAGAGACTTAGAATTTACGCAGCCCTGCGTGGATCAGCGCCTTGCCCAGGACGATCACTTCACCAGCATCGGCCCGGTAGGCCGGGAAGTCTGGGTTTGCGCTCACGACGTAGAGACCGTCGCCGCGCTTCTGAAGCATTTTGATCTGCGTTTCGCCGCCGATGTTGATGAGGTAGTAGTCGTCGCCATCGAAGTAGTCGCAGCTGGTGTCGATCCAGACGATATCGCCGTCCTCTAGCTTCGGTCGCATGGAGGGCCCGCGGCCGGTGATGATCTGGATCCTGCCTGGCTTGGGTAGGTAACCGAGCTTCCTGCGGACTTCCCATTCTGCGACCTCGATGGTCTTCACCACCTCTGGGTAGTCTTGGTTGACCATCCCTACGCCCATCCCTGCGCCCCCTTCAAACAAGTCGAAGCGAACATAACCGGGTGGTGTCTCAGTCTCCGCGACGTGCGATGTAGAGCTGCCACCTTCGCTGTGGTTGGTGTCCATCCATCCAACCGGCAAGCCAAGCGCTGCCTCGATGGCACGGGCGGTCGCGCCCGACATTACGCGTGGCTTGCCCGTTGTGGCGTTCCGGCTCCGATTGACCCATTGGCTTACCTGGGCTGGATTCTTGATGCCCGCCGCATCAGCAAAGGGCCTCTGACCACCATGGATGGCGATCAAGGCAACTAGGTTTTCGTGGCGAACATCGTCTATTGGGCGCATCCGTTCATTGCATAGCGGACGGCTATTTATTCCAACGAGCCATTCGCTATTGTTTTTTGAATAGCCTGCGGCTAATGTTGCCTGCATGGACTTACTCACCTACATCTCGGACATGCCCCGCCGCGTAGCTCTCGCAGAGGCTTGCGGCACTAGCCCAGAGTACCTGTGGCAAATCGCTACCCGTTGGCGAGGCAAGCGGCCCAGCCCTGAACTGGCGGCCCTGATTGAACGGGAGTCCGGCCGGCTGGGCCCGGAGAGGGTTGCCAAGGAGCCGATGATCTTCGGCGCGTCGGCGTCGCCTGTTCGCGCCGAAACCGCCGAAATCCGCGAGCTGATCGACAGCCGCATGAGCAAGCGCGCGCTGCGGGAGAAGCTGCACCTGTCGAACGACAAGCACCTGGCGAAGGTGCTGGGCCTGCCGGTGGAGCAGGTGAGCGGCTGGTCGGATGAGGACATGGTCCCGGCGCTGCCGCAGGTGATGAAGCTGCTTGGGCACGCCGAGCAGCAGGAGCCGGTCAAGCCGGCGAACGAGGATCCCGATGCCGACCGCATCGGCCCTATCGAGGTTGCCTGATGGCTTACGCCCGGACCAAGCGCTCGCCAGTGGCGACGATCTCGAAGCCACCAGCGTCTGCGTTGACGGCGCTGCCGTCTTCCAACGTGTGCCTGGCCATCCCTTCGATCCAGCTTGGTCCGTCGAGGTCTGAGGTGTCGATGCGGGTGAAGTGCTTGATGACCCACACCCTGCGGCCGTCCTCGCCGCGAGTTTCGATTTGTTCCGTCTCCATGGAGAACCCCAATGTCTGACCTGACCCCCGAGCAGGTGCGGGAGCACCACCTGTCGCGCATCCGCGAATACGCGGTGCAGCACGACCTCGCTGGCGAGGATATCGCACTGATCTTCAACGCGGGCTTGGCCGCTGCGCGCACCCTGCGCCCGGACCTGGTTGTGGAGGTTGCCTGATATGCGCGCGCTGAAACAGCGGCTGGCGATCCATCGTCGCCAGCGCGCCTTCAACAACTGGTTCTGGCTCGCTCTCAGTTTGGCGCTTGGCCAGCCGCGCTCGCTACTCGCCAAGCCAGCGAGGCGCCCTCGACAAAGTCTTCCAGCGCTTCGGCTGCGACTGGTTTCCCGTCGTCCCGAAGGTTGGTCACACCCAGCCGCAGGGCGCTGGTCAGGTCGCGGTGATCCAGCGCTCCAGCTTCGATCAGGCAGCTGCTGAGTGCCGCAATTGCCATCAATGCAGCAGTCGCTTCCGAGTCTTCCATGTCGCCCTCCTTGCGGGCTGTGTTGGTAGCACATCCAGCGTAGCGCAAGGAGGGCGGCCCCCTCGATCCCTGAGTAGTTGTCCATGGCGCCCATCGTGCGCCGCCCCTGAGAGCCTGTCATGAAGCCCAAGCCCCATTTCCTGCCCAAGCGCCAGACGGTGATCTACGGATTCACCGAGCAGATGCTGCGCGATACCGGCACCAACCGCCGGAGCTTCGCCATGGTGGTGGCCGATCAGTACCTGTCGATGTACGCGCAGGATGACCGCGAAGTGCCGTTCCGAATCACCCTGGGTGGGGAAGGGGACGGCGACGCGGACAAGAAGCACAACGGCCAGATCCTCGGCCGCTACCTGGACGGCATCGTAAAGACCCTCCCTGCGGATCTCGAAGACGCATGGGTGATGAGCCTGCCGGAGCCGTACCGCAGCAACTGCGAGCGCGCGCTGGGTCGCCGCCGCGGCATCCTGCCTATCCGTATGGACGCCATTGAAACGTCCGCCGATACGGTGGGTGTGGGGCAGCTGATGAAGGACTTTGGCGACCTCTGTGCGGCTGTCAGCCCTGCTGTCGCCGACGGCGTGATTGATGAAAAAGACCGTCCCCACGGCCAGAAGATCATCAACGAAACCGATGACCTGGTCATCAGTGCGCTGACCTTCCGCAAGGCGGTGATTCGCGCAATGGGCTTGGAGCAGAAGGCATGAACCATCCCGCTCGCTCCACCGACCCCAGCACCAGTCACGAGGCCGCACGTCACGTGGTCGACAGTGGACTCCAGGCCGACCAGCAAGCCGTCGCGCTCGCGGCGGTGAAGCTCGCATCAGGCCTGACCAGCAATGAATTGGCCCAGCGGACGAACCTCGACCGCTACATGCTCGCGCGGCGCTTGCCGGAGCTGGCGGAAGAGGGGCTCGTGTGGCGTGGCCCCAAGAAGCCCTGCGCAGTCAGCCGCCGCAGCGCATGCACCTGGTGGGCCGTTGCCCCGGGCCAAACATATCCGATGGCGGTCTGACCCATGAGCATTTCCCTGATGACCGCCGCGTGGCGTCTTGACCTGCCTGCGTCGCCAAAGCTGGTGTTGCTGGCCCTCTGCGACTGGGCGAATGACGACGGTGCAAGCCTCCATCCGTCCGTCAAGGCGGTGGCTATCCGCGCGTCGATGAGCGAGCGCAACGCCAAGCGGGTTCTGCACACGCTGATCGAAGCCGGATGGCTCTCGGTGGTGGGCAATTCGCTGGGTGGAAAGCCCGGGATGACGCGTCAATACCAGCTCAACGCCGCCGCGATCGTGCGCGGGTCGCTCAACCCAACGGGTGACAACTTGTCACGGGTGACAAATCAGGCAGGGACGGGTGACACCACTGGTAAGGGACGGGTGACAAATGGAGCAGAGACGGGTGACACCCGTGTCACCCAAACCACCATAGATCCATCAGTAGAACCACCAAAAGCAAAGAAGCGCGCAAGCGCGCCTGCCGTCGTTGCGGTGGATCTCGATTTCTCGACCTGGCCCAACCCGCCCTCGCCGCAAGTCCTCGGTGACTGGCTTCACCTCCGCCGACAGCGCCGCGCCCCGGTAACGCCGACGGTGCTGGAGAGCTTCGGCCGCGAGCTGCATCTGGCTGCGGCCATGGGATTCACCGTCGATCAGTGCCTGGCGAAGTGCTGCACCCGCAACTGGCAGGGCTTCGAAGCCGCATGGCTGGAGCGCGACATTCCGACCAACTCCCGAACCACTGGAGGTTCCAATGCAAGCCATCACGTCGGTTCTGCCGGCCGCACCGATCAGCTCCACCAGCAGTTCCTCGCCGGTCGAAGGGGCCAAGGCGGTGGTGGCGGGCTTGGCGGCGATGCCGGGGAGGTCATCGACGGAGATTTCAGCGTCGTTCGCTGAACCTCTCAGCGAGGAGGCTGGCGACTACCTGTTCACGTTCTGGAAGCAGATGGGCTCGATGTTCCCTGGCACCTGGGAGCGCCAGAACGGAGTGGCACCGGTGAACAAGGCCGGTGTTCTGACCATCGCGGGCAACACTTGGTTTCAGGTGCTCAAAGGGCGAAGCCGCGCGCTGCATGCACGGGGCATGGCCTGTTGCCTGAGCGAGGGCAGGGAGTGGCCTCCGAATCCGGGCCGGTTCTTGGCGATGTGCCTGGACATTCCGGTCATGACAGCGGTGGAGCGGGAGATGGCGCCGGGGCGGCCGCAGAGCGGCTTCACGGTGCTGGTGCGGTCGCTGCTGGACCTGCACGTGTACGCCTCGGTCGACCACGGATCACAGCAGCGCCGGATGCTGGAGGAAGCCTACACGCGCGCTGTCCAGCACGTGGTCGACGGCAAGCCGTTGCCGCAGCCGGTGCTGGCGATCGAGCAGGAGAAGCACGGCGTGCGGCCGGTGCGTGACCGGGAGTCGGCGCGCGCTGCGATGGAGCGGGCAGCGGCGGAGCTGAACTTCGATGGTGACTGAGGCGGAGCTGGCGCAGGCAGAGCAGGCCGGCCGCTGGGCACGCGATGCGTGCCGCAGTCGGGAATCGGCACCGCGGTACGAGATGGGGCAAGACGGTGTGACACGTCGACGCCGCTGGCAAACCGGGTGGGACAAGCGGGACCAGGAACTGAGCGCGGCACGCCGCAGCACGACGAGGAATAGACGCTGATGGACTTTTCCAACTACAGCACGCGCAGCAGGTTCGCCAAGGAGATCAACGCCGGTTACTCGGCGCGGCTCAATGGCCTGCGCCTGAGCGACAACCCGCACCTGGTCTGGATCGAATGCGAGACCGAGGACGGTGCCAACCGCAGGGCGGGGCCGATGAGTCAGAAGGCGGAAGCCTGGCAGCACGGTTGGTGGCTGGCCGATCAGGGCGCGCGCTGATGTGGTCGAAGGCGCCGCCACCGACGAGGGAAGAGGCCGCCCGGATCGAGCTGGCCAAGACCGGCCCGTGCATGGCCTGCCTAGCGCTGCAGATGCAGGAGCTGCTGGAGCCGGAGCTGGTGGTCTACGGCTGCGACTACAACCACGCCAAGAGCGGGAACCTGCGGCGCGGCCACATGTTCGGCTACGCCCTCTGCAAGTGGCACCACATGCGGCATCCGCTGGAGGGAAACACCTTCGCGACGATGCGCCAAATCTACGGCCCGAGCTTGCTGGATGGCTCGCGGACCTTCCACGAGACGTATGGCTCGGATGACGAGCTGATTGCCAATCAGACCTACGTGAACGAATTGAGGGCATGACCATGATGGATAGGAGCAAGACCAATGCCGGCCGAGTACGCGCGCTGTTCGAGCGCATGCCATCCGCAGCGCTGGTAGCCCGCGAGATCTACCAGGGCGTTGGCGCAACGACGCCGATCGACCGTGATCGGATCCGCAGCGCGCTGCGGGACCTGGCCGAGGCGCGCTACCTCGTGAAGGACGGTAGCGGTCAGCGGGCATTGTTCCGGCTGTCGGGCATCGGCATGCCCCGGGCATTCGTTGTGACTGATGAGCAGCGCGAGCGCTGCCGTCTCGACAAGGCGCACAAGCAAGCGCTGCGCCGGGCCGCGAGGCGAGGTGGGGCGGCAGGTTCGCGCACGGCGGACAAGATGACCATCAACAGGGCGCGGGTGGAGCGGTTGTCCGGCCTTGCCCCGGCGAAACCCTGGGGCAAGGAAAAGGACGGACAGCGGCCGGCCGAGACGGTGGAGCAGTTCGAGGCGCGCGGCGGGCAGGTGCAGTACCTGACGGCCAGCTGGGATCGCGCGGCGTGACCGGTGCCGCACCCAACGACCACTAGGCGCGATCGCGCGCTGCACGAGCAAACCACCAAGGGGAAGGCGCATGGAAATGAATAAGGCACGCGAACTGCTGGCAAGTCGCATGGGGCCGGCCACGCAGAGGTTCGACGCATGCGGCGGCGGCGGACGCCCCGAGCTGACGACGCAGGACATTGCCGCTGCCATGGCGTACGTGCAGGACGGGCTTGGCCGGGAGCTGATGGAGGCGCTGTGGTGGCCAGAGAGCGCATCTCGCCGCCGCGAGCAGCTGCGCAAGGCGGTAATCGGGCTGGTAGCCCCGGAGTTCATCCGGCAGATGCACGGCCTGGCCACCGCACGGACTGAGTTCGGCATCGCCAAGGCGTGCATGGGGTGGGGCGGCAGCCAGGTAACGGACGCGCAGCGTCGTGAACTGCTGAGGACCGAGAACGCGCTGGATGAGGCGCGCGCTGCAGCCTGGCCGAACAACACCATGGAGCAACTTGGGGTACTGGCCGGTGCAGTGATTGCGGAAATGGCCAGTTGTGGCTGCTGCAAGACCTGCCAAGGCACGCGGGTTCAGGCCGCGCCGACGGGGAGCGGAGTCGTTGAATGCGAAGCATGCGGCGGCATGGGGCTGGAGCAGCTCAGCGGCCGCAAGCGTGGGGCGGCGATCGGTGCCGACGACGCGGCGTATCGACGGTTCTGGCGTCCGGTCTACGAGTGGATGCTGGAGCACATGCGTAGTGCGGAGCATGTTGCTGCCGAGCAGTTCTCCCGGGCACTGAATCGCGCTGCGTAGTGAGGACTTGCAGGGTCCGCAGATTGGCGGGCAAATTGACCACTATCCAAACGCAAGCCCCGGCCCAGCCGGGGCTTTTTCTTTGCCCGCGTCCCAGCCGGACAAACTCTCGTGCCCAGCCGGCGCTAGGGGCGGGCACCAATCAACCGGGAGGGGCATATGCCGAACCGGACGAGCTACGGGGCCACCATGAAGGACGAAATCATTGGCACTGCCGCAGGTGCTGTAGCCAAGGCTGCTCCACCCGTGACGGTTGCTGGCGCGGTCGCCGCAGGAGCGAACCTCGATCGCGTGGTGGTGGTTCTGACGATCATCTACCTGGTGGGCCAGATCAGCTACCTGGGCTGGCGCTGGGTTCGCGAGTGGCGGCAGAGGGCGCGAGCATGAAGGCCAAGATCATCGGTAGCAGCGCCGCCGCCGTCATCGCTCTGGCTGCGGCCGCGCTGGTAAAGCCATGGGAGGGCTACTCGCCGACTCCCTATGTCGACATGGTCGGCGTCGCCACCTACTGCTACGGCGATACCAGCAGCCCGGAAAAGGCGGTCTACACCGAGCAGGAATGCGCCGAGAGGTTGAAAAGCCGGCTTGGGCAATACCTGACCGGCATTCAGGCATGTATCCGCGTGCCACTGAAGCCCCACCAGGCTGCGGCGCTGCTCAGCTGGACCTACAACGTTGGCGTGGGCGCTGCTTGCCGCTCAACCCTGGTAGGGCGGATCAACGCTGGCCAGCCCGCCGCTAGCTGGTGCCAGGAGCTGGACCGCTGGGTATACGCCGGCGGCAAGCGCGTGCAGGGATTGGTGAATCGACGCGCGGCAGAACGGGCCATGTGCGAGGGCAAGTCATGAGCCGTATCGCCGTTGTGGTTGTCGGACTCGGCCTGTGGTCTGCCGCAATGTTTGGCGCCGGCTGGACTTGGCGAGGCGACCGGGCGGAGGCGAGTGAAGCCAATCAGCGCGGCACCTCGGCCTTGGCCGTGGCCGAACAGGTGAATCAGGCCCGAGCCGTCGAACACCGCCAGGCCGACAGCCTCGCAACCATCGGAGCAAAGCATGAAGAAGACCGCGCTGCGGCCGAGACCGTCCCTGCTGCTGTTGTGGCTGACCTGCGCTCTGGTCGTCTCCAGTTGCGCGACGACCTCGCCACCTGCAGTACCGCTCGCCTGTCCGAAGCCGTCGCCGGCGCCGTCGAACGTGATGCGCACGCCCAATTACGAGCAGAGGTCGCGGGAGATCTTGTTCAGATCGGGCGCGATGCCGACGACCAAGTCCGAGCCTGCCAGGCAGTGATTGACGCCGACCGCATGCAGGTCGGCCCGTGAACGGCCGGCTGCTGGCCCTTGGTCGGCTGAAGGCCGGCGAGATGAACAAGACCGAGGCCGCGTATGCCGATCGGCTGCGCGCGCTGCAGGCTGCAGGCGAGGTGCAGTGGCACCGGTTCGAGGGCCTGAAGCTGCGTCTGGCCGACAACACGTTCTACACCCCGGACTTTGCCGTCATGGCGGCCGACGGCGTCATGGAGTGCCACGAGGTGAAGGGTCACTGGCAGGACGATGCCAGGGCCAAGATCAAGATCGCCGCGGCCATGTATCCGTTTCGCTTCATTGCAGTGAAGGTGAAGCCGAAGAGGGATGGCGGCGGCTGGGACGTGGAGGACTTCTGATGCGCGCGACAGTGACTGCGTCGGTCCGCCTGCGCTGGTGGCTGCGGTGGTATCTGGCTGCCGTGGTGTGGTTTGCCCGAACCACGGGCATGGAACCGGACTGGGAGCGGGTCGAGCGGTGGATACGCCGCGGCCTGGTACTGCGAACGACGAGGGCTGGCGATGGACGTTGCACGGATAGAAGTGCTGGTGGCTGAGTTGGCGGCCGAGCGGGCTGCGCGCGCTGCTGCTGATGAAGCCTTGGCTGCTCGCATTGACGGCAGCACCGACGCGCGTATCGATCGCTTGATCGGGGCCATCGAGACACAGGGTAAGCAGATTGGCGAATTGGCGATGCACAACGGGCTTCTGGTGCAGGCGGTGGCGCAGCTGCTGGGCGAGGAGGCCGGCGCACCAGTGCAGGACGAAGGTGCCGAGCCTGCGCGCGTCGACCTGGACGGGAAGCCGTACTGATGAGCGCTCGTGGGCTGGCAGGCAACCGGCAGGCCAAGCGCGCCTTGCCGACGAACAGCCGAGCCTGGCGCGCGCTGCGAGAGACCATTCTGGTCCGGGACCTGTACCGATGCCAGGAGCAGGGCTGCGGTGTTCTCTGCAGCGGGCGAGGCCAAGCCCACGTCGACCACGTGGACGGTGACCCCAACAACAACGCCCCGGAGAACCTGCGGACGATGTGCATCAGCTGCCATAGCCGGAAGACGGCCCGCGAGGACGGCGGCTTTGGGAACGCCCAGCACGTGGTCGTGGGGTGCGACGCCGACGGTTGGCCGATCAAGTAGGGCAGCAGCCACGGCGCGGGGTTATCCACAGAAAGCTGAATGAAAAGGGGAGGGGGGCTCAAAAGTTTGGGCCGATCGCCTGGCGATACGTGCGCCCCCCGTTCTTTGCGCATCCACAGTTGGAAAGACGACCCCCGACCGGGGCAGAAAATGGCAAATCCAAGGACACCAGCCGCAAAAGCAGCAGTTTCTGGCGCAGCGGCCAAGAACCCAAAACGGCACAAGGACCGCAAGACGCCGAAAAAGGCCAAGGCGGTCGGGCCTCCCTACAAGGGGATGACGAAATCGCAGATCGCGGTATGGCGTGAGCAGGTCGAGAACATGCCGTGGCTGCATGCCGGCCACCGGCTATTGCTGCGCCAGGTCTGCATCTTGGCGGCTCGGATGGAGACCGACCCAGAGATGGGGGTTTCGGCCCTCCAGGCGCTGGGCTCCCTGCTTTCCAAGCTCGGCGCAACGCCGGTTGACGAGACAAAAGTGAATCATGGCGGCGAAGAGGACGAAGACCCCGACGACAAGCTCTTCTGATCGCACTGCGGCCTATGCGCTGGCCGTGGTAGCAGGTGAGATCGTGGCCGGTCCCCATGTGCGAAATGCATGCCGCCGGCACCTGAAGGACCTGCAAGACGGTCACGAGCGCGGCCTCTACTTCGACCAAGCTGCGGCGCAAAGGGTTTTTGAGTACTTCGAGACGATTCTGAAGCTCTCCGAGGGCCAGTTCGAGGGCCGCTCTTTTGAGCTGCACCCCTCGCAGGCATTCATTCTCGGATCGCTGTTTGGCTGGAAGAAGGCGGACGGCAACCGGCGATTCCGTCGCGCCTATATCGAGATGGGCAAGGGCAACGGAAAGTCGCCCATGGCCGGCGGCATTGGTTTGTATGGGATGACCTCCGACGGGGAGGCTGGCGCGCAGATCTACGCCGCGGCCGCGAAGAAGGAGCAGGCCGGAATCCTGTTCGCCGACGCGGTGAAGATGGTTAAGGCCTCAAAGGCGCTGATGAAGCGTCTGGAGTTCTCCGGCGGCGAGGGGCGCGAGTACAACATCGCTCACCACAAGAGCGGCAGCTTCTTCCGGCCGGTTTCGCGGGACACCGGGCGAACAGGCTCCGGTCCTCGCCCGTACTTCGTGCTTGCCGACGAAGTTCACGAGCTGCCCGACCGGCGCGCCATCGAGATGCTGGAGCGCGGCTTCAAGTTCCGGCGACAGCCGTTGCTGTTCATGATCACCAACTCGGGCAGCGACCGAAACAGTGTTGCCTGGGAGGAGCACGAGCACGCGGTGAAAGTGGCGGCTGGGCATACCGAGGCGGTCAACGATCCGACCTTTGTCGGTGAGCCGCTGGACGATCGCACTTTCAGTTACGTGTGCGCGCTCGATGATGGCGACGACCCACTGGAGGATCCGACCTGCTGGGCCAAAGCGAACCCGTTGCTCGGGATTACGATCACCGAGGAGACGCTGCGGGACATTGTTCACCAGGCGAAGGCGATTCCCGGCCAGTTGAACGGCGTGCTGCGCCTGCACTTCTGCGTCTGGACCGATGCTGAAACTGCGTGGATGACCCGCGCGACGCTGGAGCCAGCATTGGCCGACTTCAAGATTGCCGAACACCACGGAAAGCCGGTGTATGGCGGGCTCGATCTGTCGCAGGTGCGCGACCTGACCGCTGCGGCGTTCGTCGTCCAAACCGGCAGCTTGCCGGTCACCGTCATGGTGGAGGGCGAGGAGCGCGTGGTCGAGAAGCCGACGTTTGATGCTTGGATTGAGGCATGGACGCCCGGCGACACGGTGGACGCACGCCAGCTGAAGGACAAGCTGCCCTACCGGACGTGGATCGAGGCTGGCCACTTGCATGCGCCGAAGGGCAAGACGATCAGCTTCCGGCATGTGGCTCAGACGCTGGCCGACTACGACCAGGGCTACTCCATTCAGCTGATGGCCTATGACCGGTATGTGTTCCGCCGCTTCGAGGACGATGCCAAACAGATTGGCCTTTCGCTGACCTTCGCCGAGCACCCGCAGGGCGGCACCAGGAAGGGCAAGCCGCTAGAGGCCGCAGCAGAGGCAGCCAAAGCAGCAGGGCAGCCGGTGCCAGAGGGCATGTGGATGCCCGGCTCGCTCAACTTGTTGGAAGAGGCCCTCTTGGAGGGCCGGATCCGACTGAAGAAGAACCCGGTCCTCGTTTCAGCGCTCATGTCGGCGGTGATCGAAACAGACAAATGGGACAACCGCTGGCTCTCCAAAGAGCGGTCGATCAACAAGATCGATCCGGCCGTCGCACTGTGCATGGCTATCGGTGCAGCGCACGCGAGCTTTGTCCGCTCAGCTTCTGTGTACGAGAAGCGCGGGATCCGATTTCTATAGGGAAAACCATGTCCAGGTTCAACGAAGAAGACCTGAAATCGCTGGACCGGCTCTGGAATCCGCCGCCGGCGGCGCCACCCAGCGCACGCGCTGAGGCCGGCCAGTTCACGGGAATGAATGATCCGGCACTGCTGGAGTTCATCCGATCACAGGGCGGCCACGGCGGTGGTGGCTACCAGCTGCGCAACATGGCGGTACTCCGCTGCCTGTCCCTGATCTGCGGAACAATCGGCATGCTGCCCCTGAACCTGGTTGAGTCGGGTGGGAAGAAGCGGATAGCGATCGAGCATCCCGCGCACCGCCTGCTGAAGATCAAGCCGAATCCATGGCAGACCCCGCTGGAGTTCAAGCGGCAGATGGAGCTGGCCCGGCAGCGGCACGGGGACGCCTACGCGCGGATCGTGTGGTCAGCAGGTCGGCCAATCCACCTGATCCCGCTGGATTCCCCAGCGGTGAGGGCTGAGCTTGGCGACGACTGGCGCATGCTCTATCGGTTCAACAGCAAGAAGCGTGGAGAGGTCATTCTCAAGCAGGAGGAAGTACTGCACATCCGCGACCTATCCGTGGACGGCGTCACGAGCCTGTCCAGGATGAAGCTGGCAGATCGGGCTATCCGCCTGGCGCTGGATGCGGAACAGGCAGCGAGCCGGATCTTTGAGACCGGCAACATGGCCGGTGGTGCCATCGAGGTGCCCAATGCACTCAGCGACGTGGCCTATGAGCGCATGCGCACGTCCCTCGACACCGAATATGCCGGCGCCGCCGCGGCGCAGCGCTGGATGCTGCTGGAGGAGAACGCCAAGGCCAACAAGTTCGGCAGCACCGCCCAAGAGGCCCAGCATGTCGAGAACCGCAGCGCACAGGTGGAGGAGGTGGCCAGGCTCTACGGTGTTCCCCGCCCGCTGCTGTTCCTGAGCGATACCAGCTGGGGCACCGGCATCGAGCAGCTGGGCATCTTCTTCCTGCAGTACACGATGCTGGAGCACTTCACCAACTGGGAGCAGGCGGTCGCGCGATCGCTGATCGACGAGCGGGATCTGGAGCGCTACCAGCCCAAGTTCAACGTGCGGGCACTGATGCGCGGCACGCTCAAAGATCAGGCGGACTTCTTCAAGGCCGCTCTCGGCTCCGGCGGTACGGCACCGTTCCACACGCAGAACGAGATCCGCGACCTCCTGGACTATCCGGAATCGGATCAGCCAGGGGCCAGCGACCTGATCAACCCCATGACACAGAAGGGAAAGAGCAATGAGCCTCCGGCAGCTGCCTGAAATCCGTGCTGAGCGACGGCTCGGAGCCGCCCAGTTCGACGTGCGTCCCGACGCGCTCCAACGCTGGGAGCCCGAAGTTCGCGCCGCTGGGAACGACGCGAACAGCATCTCGATCTATGACTCGATCGGCGAAGACTGGGAGGGCACTGGCGTCACCGCCAAGCGGATCAGCGCCGCGCTACGCGCCATCGGCGACAAAGACGTGGTGGTGAACATCAACTCGCCCGGCGGCGACTTCTTCGAAGGTGTCGCGATCTACAACCTGCTGCGCGAGCACCAGGGCAGGGTGACGGTTCAGGTCATGGGTCTGGCCGCGTCGGCGGCGTCGGTGATCGCGATGGCCGGCGACGAGATCCTGATGGGCGACGGATCGTTCCTGATGATCCACAACGCTTGGGCCGTGGCCATCGGCAATCGGCACGACATGGCCGACGCGGCAAAGCTGCTGGAGCCATTCGACACGGCCATGGCCAAGGTCTACGCGGCCCGCTCGGGCGTCACCGAGGCTGAGGCGGCTCGGATGATGGACGAGGAGACCTGGATCGGTGCCGCGCAGGCGGTGGAAGACGGCTTTGCCGATGGCCTGCTCGATGGAGCTGCCGCCACCAAGGATGCAAAGCAGGCATCGGGTGGGCGTAAGGCGCTGGCCTTGGTCGAGGCGGCGATGGCCAAAGCAGGCCACTCCCGCTCCATGCGACGCGACACCCTGAAATCGCTGTTCAACGGCAAGCCGTGCGCTGCCAGGTCCGCTACGCCGAGCGCTGGCGGCAACGAAACCTCGGCCCTGCTGCAGGGCCTTCTCGACAACATCAAAGCCTAAGAGGCCAACACATGACCAAGATGACCCACGGCCGCGTCCCGCGCGGCCTCGTTTCCGTGCACGCCGATGGCGGCAGCCAGCCCGACGTGAAGGCGCTGGTGGAGTCGCTGAACAAGGCATTCGCCGACTTCAAGGCTGAGCACACCAAGCAGCTGGAAGAGATCAAGAAGGGCAGCGCCGATGCACTGCAGGCCCTGAAGGTCGACAACATCAATGCAGACATTACCCGCCTGCAGGCCGCGGTCGACCAGGCCAACACCCAGATGGCCGCGTTCCAGATGGGCGGCGGTAGCGCCGGCAGTTCTGTCGCTGATGCGGAGTACACCGAGTCGTTCCGTGCCCACTTCCGCAAGGGTGAAGTGCAGGCTGCCCTCAACAAGGGGGCGGCCGATGAGGGCGGCTACTTGGCACCGGTAGAATGGGACCGCTCGATCACCGACCGCCTGGTCATCGTGTCGGACATGCGCCAGCTGGCCAACGTGCAGCCCTGCTCCGGGGCGGGCCTGACCAAGCTGTACAACACCGGCGGCACGTCCTCGGGCTGGGTGGGCGAAGAAGATCCCCGCCCGGAGACCGCAACGGCAAAGCTGCGTCCGCTCAGCTTCGGCTGGGGCGAAATCTACGCCAATCCGGCGGCGACCCAGCAGCTGCTGGACGATGCCGAGATTGACCTGGAGGCATGGCTGGCCGGCGAGGTCGAGCTGGAGTTCGCCAAGCAGGAGGGCGATGCGTTCTTCTCCGGCAATGGCGTCAACAAGCCGTTCGGCATCCTGACCTACGTGGAAGGCGGCGCCAACGCAGCCAAGCACCCGTTCGGTGCCATCAAGGCCGTGAACAGCGGGCTGGCGGCTGGCATCAACGGTGACAGCATTCTGGACCTGGTCTATGACCTGCCGTCGGCATTCACTGCGGGCGCCAAGTTCGCGCTGAACCGCAAGACGCAGGGTGTGGTGCGCAAGCTGAAGGATGCCCAAGGCAACTACCTGTGGCAGCCGTCGCTGGTGGCGGGTCAGCCGTCGACCCTGGCCGGCTTTGCGGTGCAGGACGTGGCCGCGATCCCGGATGTGGCAGCAAACGCCATCGCCGCACTGTTCGGCGACTTCAAGCAGACCTACACCGTGTACGACCGCAAGGGCGTGCGCGTTCTGCGCGACCCGTACACCAACAAGCCGTACGTGATGTTCTACACCACCAAGCGCGTGGGCGGCGGTGTGCACAACCCGGAGCCGATGCGAGCCCTCAAGATCGCCGAGTAATCGGCCCAGGGAACAACGGAACATGGGGCGGCTTCGGCCGCCCCTTCACTGGGAGAAGCCATGAGTAAGCTCACGAAGCCGTTTCGCGGTGTGCGCGACGGCGAGATTTACCCGACTGATTTCGCCGTCGGGGATGAATGCCCGCCCGAATTGGAAGCAGGTGCCCGGGCCTTGGGTGCGCTGTCGGAGGGCAAGTCTTCGGCTGAATCGGAATCGGATGAGAAGCCGGTGCTGATTGCCAAGCTCGAGGCCGCCGGCATCCCGTTCGACAAGCGCTGGGGGGCGGAGAAGCTGGCCGCGGCTCTGGCTGAAGGGAAGAAGGACTGATATGCCCATCGTCTCACTCGCACAAGCCCGCTCGCATGTGCGAGTTGAGGCCGATTACCCCGAGGAACAGCTGCAGGCCGCCATTGCCGGCGCGCAGGATGCAGCGCAGGCATACCTCAATCGGCGGATCTACGAGGACGCCGACGCCTTGGCTCTGGCAAGGCGCAGCTACCCAGCCGTAATGAAGGCCGCCGCGCTTGCAAAAAGCCAGGCGCTGGCAGATGCGGCGTTCATTGAGGATGGGGACGAGCGCACCGCCGCGATACGGCTGGCGGTTGTCGCCCATCGCGAGGCGACAGTAGAGGCGGAGGCCTGCATCCACGGCGTTGTTGCGAATCCGAGCATCTTCTCTGCCATCCTGCTGACGCTCGGTCACCTCTACGCGAACCGCACGGATGTGATCGTGGGGGCTCAGGCGGTCGAGCTACCCAACGGTGCCAAGAGCCTGCTCCGCCCATACCGAAGGGTGATGATGCCATGACGCTTCTAGATGGCGATCTGCAGCACCGTATCCGATTCGAGCGCAAGACCGAACGGCGCGACCCGCTGGGCGGCCCAGGTAAGCCGGTGTGGGTCGAGGTTGTGAGTGTGTGGGCCAAGGCCACCAACAATCTTGCGGCAACGACAGAGGCGGTCGCCGCCGGTGCCGAGCGCTACCGGGAGCAGGTTCGGTTCGATATCCGCCCGCGTGACGTTGATCCTCAGTGGCGGATCGTGTTCCGTGGCCGTGCCTTCGATATCAAGAGCATCGCACCCAGCAACGACCGCAGCGAGATGGCGATCATCGCCGTAGCGGGGTTGACCAATGTCTGAGCAGGTGAAGATCGACGGTCTTGACGGCCTCCTGCGTTCACTACGGGCGGCTCCCAAGGCGATCCAGGGAAGGGCGGTTCAGGCCGGCATGCGCAAGGGCGGCAACGTCATCCGCGACGACGCCCGGCGCCGGGCTCCGAGAGCATCGGGGTTCATGGCCACGCAGATCGTCACCCGTCGGGCCAACACCAAAAGCCGACAGCGCGCAGGTGTAGGCCAAGGCGGCGAGTACTTTATGGTTGGGGTTAAGACTGGTCGCCGCCGCAAGTACGCAAACACCAAGCGCAATCAACGGCGTGGGCGGACCGGTAAAACCTATGTCGATAGAGGCTGGGCCTACTACTGGCGGTTCGTCGAGTTCGGCACCAAGAATATGCGGGCGTCCCCGTTCCTCACGCCAGCAGGCGAGGCCAAGGGACCGGAGGCGGCTCAAGTTGTCATCGATGAAACCTGGGCTGCACTCGACAAGCAGCTGAAGAAGGATGGCTGGCGATGATGGTTCCTTTGATCCAATCCCTTCTGGAAAGCGATGCGGTCGTTCGGCAAGTGCTTGGCGACCCTGTCCGACTGTTTCTGGGTAGCGCGCCTCAGAACACGCCGCTCCCCTACGCGACTTGGGAGGTGGTCAACGGCTCGCCAACCGCGATGCTGTCCGAACCGTCGCCGGCGGACGGCTGGCGGGTCCGAATGACCGTATGGGGCGAGGTCCTCAGCCAAGCCAACGCCGTTGGCGTTGCTATCCGCGACGTGGTGGAGCGCGTGGGCGGCATCGAGTCGTACAACCCTAGCCCCGACAGCGACGGCACGGATTCGGTGGGCATTTCATTCGACGTGCGGCTCCTGCAGCTGCGCTGATCTACACAACGGCAACCCACTGGCCCCGCAAGGGGCCTTTTTCATGCCCGGCGACGGGCGCAATACAAGGAAACCCTTATGGGACAGGTAATCAAGTCGAAGCACTCGCAGCTGTTCGTCGCCATCGCCGCGGCCTCGGTCATCAAGGTGACCCGCCTGCGCTCGGTCGGCTTTCCCGATGGCCAGGCATCGGAGATCGATATCTCCGACTACGACGACGACTGGGACCAGTTCGTCGCCGGCCGCAAGCAGACCGGCAGCACCAGCATCGAGATCATCTATGACAGCGTCGACCACGAGAAGCTGGAGGAGCTGCACGAGACCGGTGCCGTCGTGAACTGGCTGGTGACCGCGCCGCTGTCGGAAACCGAGGGCGTGGCGAAGCCGGAAGCTGTCGACGGCAAGATCACTCCGCCAACCACGGTGCTGTCCAAGCAGTTCGATGGCTTCGTGCAGAACTTCGCGGTGACCAGCCAGGACAACGATGTATGGAAGGCCACGATCACCATCCGCGGCTCTGGCGCCGTCACCACGCACCGCCCGACGCCGTAAGGCTGCGGCAACGGCGCACACCCAGGCCCGCTCCGGCGGGCCTTCTCTTTGGCAGGGCGCGCGGATCCTCCGCGTGTTAGCCGTGCGCGGCCCGCGCGCCCTGTCGCCATTCAAGGAAACGGCCAATGAGCAAGACCAACGACACCCCCGAAACCCAGCCGCAGCAGCCCGTCAGCCTCCTGCAGTCGTTCACCAGCCTGGGCATGTTCGCGTCCAAGGACGTGCACTCTGACACTATCACCCTGCCCAACGGCGCGAAGGCACAGTTCTACGTGCGCGAGCTGCCGGATGCGGAGTTCCGCAAGCTGTGGGGTGAGGGCGACCGTGCAAAGCTGATTGCGGCCACCATCTGCGACGAGGACGGCAAGCCGGTCATGAACGTGACGCAGGCCGCCCAGCTCAAACCGCTGGTGGCTGCTGAGCTGCAGCGCGTGGCCATGAAGCACTCCGGTTTCGGTGACGACGCTGCCCAGGCACAGGCCGACGCGGGAAACGGCTAAGGCAGCGCGGCGAGGACTGGTTCTGGAAGGTTCTCGCCGGCCACCTGCATCGCACGGTGGCGGAGCTGCAGGCGAGCATGTCGCGCCGGGAGTTCCTGGAATGGTGGGAGTTCCACAAGCGGAACCCCATCGACCCTGTAAGCCTGCACATCAAGCCCGCTGCCTTCGCCGCATACATCACTGCCTCACACAGCCAAGGCGGCACCAAGCGCTCCTTTCAGGAGTACCTGGACACACTTGTTCCACGTTCCGAGGAGGACGAGGCACAGGACTGGTTCGATCGACTGGGATAGCCATGACCGACACTTTCGGGCGGTTCGCCGCCACACCCATTGGCCCGTTACTCGCTGCGCGAGATGGCGGGCTTACCCTGGCCACCACCGGCGCCACCGCGCTGGCCAGCCACGCGCGCTCCGACTTCGGCCTTGATGCCGGGACGGTGGGCGTGGAGTTTGCGGTGTGGGGTGATGACGCCCTTGCAGCCCTCGTAGGCTTCGCCACAGGCCCGGCAGCGCTGAACAAGGCGCTGGGTGCGGATCTCGCCAGCATCGGCTGGGACCTCGCCGCCGGGCGCCTGCTGCAGGCTGGAGGAGCGATCGCCACTTCCCTGCCGGCGGTGACCCACGGCGACATTGTCGGGCTGCAGGTCGTGTTCTCGACCCCTCGCCAGCTGCGGCTCTACCTCAACGGCGCGCAGATCCTGGTGCGCGAGCTGCAGCTGTCAGGGCCGCTGTTCTTCGCCGCGTCACTGGCCGCAACCAAGGCGGGCGGGCTGTGCCTCGCGGTCAACGCAGGGCAGTGGGGGCCGCGAAGCGAGGCGGCGGCCGCTGGCTGGCGGTTGCCCGCTGCATCCGTCAGCCCGACCCGGCTGGCCGACGTGGACTGGCTGTCTGCGCCCGGCGATAGCCCGGCGAACGTTCGCTACGAGGGGTTGGTGGCCGAGGGCGTCAACCTGATCCAGGAGCTGGCGTTCTGGCCGTGGGGCGGTGACCCCGTGTCCCAGGCCGCGGCCGCCGAGTGCGTCGTGGTCGATGCGGAAGGTTTGCTGGACGGAATGGCGGGCACTGGTGCCTCTGGCAGCTCGGTGCAGATCCTGCTTGCGCCCGAAAACGGGATGCGGGCCGACGCGGTCCCGGCCTTCCGTTGCGCGATCGAGCAGATCGAGATCAACGACGACGGCACCAAGACGCTGCACCTGCGCGATGCGCACGACTACCTGGATGAAACCATCAACCAGGGCGTCTTCCTGCCGAATGTGGCGTCGCTGGCATGGAAGCCACAGCCCATCGTGATCGGTGCGGTGGCCAGTATTCCAGCGATGGGAGCCAACTCGGACGGCACGTCGATGTTCGTTGCTGACGGGCGGGTCTACGTGGATGCCGTGATGGACCGCGGCGACCTGATGGAGACAGGAACCTACAGCCAAGCGCCGGATGGGCAGCAGCTGCTGATGAAGTCGCCGCCGGTAACGCCGGTGGTGGCGGACGCCTCCAGCATCGGAGCGGGCATGCTGCCGGCGCGGTTGGAGCAGGCGGTGGGGGACGTGATGGCCAGGTTGGGGCGAGCGGCCTGGTCAGCCAGCGACTGTGCGAGTATCGACCAAGCCACGGGGTATATGGGCATCGGCTACTACGCAGGAACAGCCATCACCGGCCGCGCTGCGCTGAATGCGCTCCTACCCAGCTACGGCGCCGGCTGCTACCAGGATCCATCCGGGGTGCTGCGCTTCGCCCGCGTGACCGCGCCCGAGACCTATGTCGGCGCGTTCGCCTTCGATCTGTCGGAGGATGATCTGGCCGCTGACCTGGTCATGGTGCCCGATGATGCTCCCAACCTGACTCGACGCATGGCCTACCGTCCCAACGGCCAGGCGCTGGGCGCATCGGACCTGGTCACCGACGTTGTCGACGTGCCGCAATCCCGGCGCGATGAGCTGACCGGCCTCTACCGGGGGCAGGTCTATGGCGCTGGTCCGCTGCACGCCCACTACCAGCGGGCAGAGGCGGCTGACCCGGTGATCTCGTTGTTCTGGCATGCGGCCGACGCGCAGCAGGAGATTGATCGCGTCCTCGGCCTGTACCGGGTGCAGCGCCACTTCTACCAGCTGGCGGTGCGTGGTGATCAGGACTTGGCGCCGCTGCCGGGGCAGATCGGCCGGATCACCTACGGACGTTACGGTCTCGACGACGGCAAGCCGGTGCTGGTGCGCCGTGTAGAGCGCAATCCTGCCACGGGGGACGTGGTGCTGACGGTGTGGGGATGATGACGTGTTGATTGGATATGGCATGCCGGCAGTCGCGACGGTGACCCTCACCGGTGGCACGTGGTTGAGTGCGGACCAGGGCTCGGCGCTCTTCGACGGAAAGCCTGGCAGGGCGTCGCGGATCCGCCGCACCAGTTCGCTGGCTATCACCATCACCCTGGCCGACGCTGTGGTCCCGGGGATCATCGCGATTCTCGGCCTGAACATTCCGCCCGGCGTGCAAGTCAGCGCCGCCGGAGCCACCGGGACCACGGTGCGTCTGCCTGACGGCAGCGTCTGCGCTTGGCTGTTCCCGCAGGCCAGCGCCCTGGTCTCGGTGGTGTCCGTGGAGATTGCCACCACCGCCACCAACGTGGACGTGGGCGAGATTGCGATCTTCCGGGCAGTCGAGGTGGGTATCAGCGACGGTTGGGCGGTGGCCACAATCGACACCAGCGTGCACACGCGCACCAAGGGCGGCCAGGTCAACACGGTTCCCGGGCCTCTGTACCGCCGGCTCACCTGCACCTTGTCCGGCAGGGCGACAGCTGCCGTGCGCGGCGGTGGACTGGGCGGGACCGATTGGGAGACGGTGGCCGCAGCGATGGCGGGGCGTCGGCGCTCCTGTGTTGTGCCGCAGTACCGGGACATGGTCAGCAAGACGTTCGACCCGCTGCTGGGGGCGCGCTCGGCGCTGTACGGCTACCCGACACAGCTGCCGTCGGCAGAAAACATCAGCCGGCAGTACTTCACCGGGTACATGGAATTCGAAGAGGTTCCGGCATAGCTGTTTGTTGAGGCTGGACGAGAGTGCGAGAATCAGTGGAGGAGACTGACATGAGGATCGCAATGAGAAATCCAATGGCTCTGACAGCGGCTGCCGTCGTGCTGGCCTCGGGAATGCTCCTTGCCTCCTGTGGTGGGATATCGCCAGAGCAGCGCGCCTTCCGCGAGGCGAGCAGGAATTGCCAGCAATGGGTTAAAGAGTCGGCCAAGAACCCATCCTCGGCGAAGATCCCGCAACCGGCTTCGGTCCGCCAAGCCGGCGGCCAAATCGTCGTCCAGTGGGGGCATGGTGAGGGACTGACGCTGATGAACGGATTCGGCGCAAACGTCGACGCCACCGCGCGATGCATCATGTCGTTGGATGGCCACTTCCTGAAGGAGCTGGTGATCAACGACGAAGTGATTCGAAGATCGTCCTCCAACTGAGCGATCGTCAACAGAAGCCGCCCACTAGGGCGGCTTTTTTGTACCCATCTCGGCCCGCCATGTGCGGGCCTTTTTTATGGATGACGGCATGAGCCTTTACACCCTTACCGTAGACCTCCTGCTGAAGTCGGGTTCTTTCGAGAGAGACAGCGGGAAGGCCGCGCGTGTTGTGAAGCGCGACATGGATACAATCCAGGCGTCGATGTCTGATGCTTCGCGTCGTGGCGCGGATGAGGTGTCTGCTGGATTTCGCCGGGTGGCCTTCGAAGCTGTCGGGATGACCTCGGCCCTGGCGGCGGTGAAGGCCGTGATTGGGAAGGCCGATGAGTGGACCAACCTGAACAACCGGCTTCGTCTCGTCACCAAAGACCAAGCGGCATTCGTCGCAGCCCAGCAGGACGTCGTGCAGATCGCCAAGTCTACGCGGCAGCCTCTCGGTGCCACCGCCGAGCTGTATCAGCGCATCGCAATGAATCAGGACGCACTGGGGCTTTCCGGCGCGGGTCTTGCGCGAGTCGTCGAAACCATCAGCAAAACGATGGTGATCAGCGGTAGTAGCGCGGCAGCCGCCGAGGGCGCGCTGATTCAGTTGGGGCAGGCGTTCGCATCTGGCGCTCTGCGGGGCGAGGAACTGAATTCAGTGCTGGAAGGCGCTCCTGCGCTCGCACAAGAAATTGCCAAGGGGCTGAACGTCCCGATGGGCAAGCTGCGCGAGCTGGGGCAAGCCGGAAAGTTGAGCGCTGATCAGGTAATCAGCGCGCTCCAGCGCCAGGCCGGTGCGGTTGACGAGGCGTTTGGCAAGATGGACGCGACCGTTGGCCAGTCACTGACCCTGCTCAACACCAATCTTTCGGAGATGATCGGACGCGCGGATGATGCGACTGGTGCGTCCCAAGCCCTTGCGGCTGGTATTGGGCTGCTGGGCAGCAACCTTCAGACCGTCGCCGTTGCTAGCGCCGCAGTGGCCTCCGGCCCATTGGTGAAGGCGCTTCTGTCGCGGGTGGCAGCGGCAAACGCCGCGGTCGCCGCTGATCGTGCGGCTGCTGCGCAGAGTCTGGCAGCAGCTCAGCAGCTGGAGCTGCGGACGCGAGCGGCAATGCTGGATGCTCAGGCCGAAGCGCGTCGGATGCAGGTGATCGGCGGAAGCGTTTCGGTAAGTGCCAAGGCTGCCGCCGCGACGCTGGAGCATAGGCAGGCGACGTTGCTGCTCGCGCAAGCTCAGACTCAGGCCGCTGCGGCGAATGCTGGGTGGCTGGCGCGCGCGGGCTCGGCCACGTTGTCGGTGCTGGGCGGCCCTGCGGGCATCGTCACGATGCTGGCTACGGCGGCAGCCGGCTGGCTGCTCTTCCGAGACAACACTAACACCGCATCAGCTGCGCTGATTGACTTCGGTGGCGCAGCCGATGTGGCGATTGAGAAATTTCGGGAGTTGAACCGGCAGCAGCAGGCTGGCGAGATCCTGCGACTGCAGAAGGAAATCGGTGATGGTTACAAGGAGATCACGGCAACCATCCGTGACATGGCGCTGGAGTCTCAGAGGAGTATCACGAACTCCTACTCGGACGCATACGCGGCTTCGATCCGGCGTCTGGCCGACGAACTCAAGGCCGGCAAGCTCAGCGCTGACGAGTTCAGCGCACGACTTGAACAGGCGAATGCCAAAGTGCTCGAGGGTGCGACCGGCGCGGAAAGGTTCCGCGGTCGCATGGTGGAACAGACCGCAAGCGTCGCAACGCTCGCACGTGAAACTGAGCGTCAGGGCAATGTTCTTGAATCGTTGAATGCCGCCACCACCCAGGCCAAGAGCGCGACGGATGCCCTGTCTGGCTCCTTCAACGTATTGGGCGACTCGGCAGGCGCAGCAGGCAAGCGCATCGCATCGGCAATGCAGTCGCTGCCGGGTCAGCTCGCGCGCGTCGGTAAGAGTGCGGCCGAAGTCGCAAAGCTGGACGTGAATGACTGGTTCAAGGAGGCCCAAGCCAGCGGCGTCGACTTCTCCAAGCGCGATGACCCCAAGGTCAAGCAGTACATCGAGCAGGGCGCACAGTACATCCGGCTCCAGACGGAGCTGGCCGCAGCGCAGAAGAACTTCACGGAGTCGCGCAAGGCGTCGGCAGCCGCTGAGCGCGCAGGCGCCAAGGATCGAAAGGCAGACGCGGAAGCGATCAAGCGCTACAACGAGCAGGCTGCAATGGCTGCGGCAACGATGGCCGGGCCGCTGGCCGAGGCCACTGAGCGGCAGAAACAGCTCGAGGACAAACTGAAGGAAGCGCTGAAGGAAGGGCGCATTGAGCGGGGCGCGTACAACACGCTAGTCCTGGAGTCGCAGAAGGCGTTGGAACAGTCCAGCGCGGAGATCAAGAAGGCGCTGGCCAGCCCCGAGGCGCTCCTTGCGACCATGGATGCCGAGGTCGCCATGCTCGGCAAGGTCGGCCGTGCGCGCGAGCTGTCCCGGCGCGAAATGATGAACGAGCGGGACATGCGGCAGGAGCTGCAGAAGGCGGTAGAGGCCGCTGGCGGCAAGGAGGCCCTGGCGCTGTCCAAGGGGGCAGCGAGCTACGAGCAGTACGAGAAGGCCATGCTGGACGCCGCCCGAGCATCGGCCGACCTGTCGCTGCGTGCGGAGGAGGCTGCTGCCAACGTTGAGGCGTGGGCCGGCGTGGTCATCAACGGCGTGGGCGATGCCGCTGACGCCATGGCCGACTTCGTTGCCGGCGGCATGCGGGACTTCGACAACCTGTGGGACGACCTAAAGGATGCCGCCAAGCGCGGGCTGCGTGACCTGGCGCGTGAGTTCCTGCAGCAGAAGATCGTGATCCCGATTCAGACGCAGATCCTCAACGGGATGAACGGGCAGGGCGGTGGCTTGAACCTGCAGAGTCTGATGGGGTTGTTCGGCGGCAATGGCTCTGCGGCCGGCGGCCAGAACGTGAGCACGGTGGCCGGGCTGCTTTCCAAGGGCCAGGGCCTGTTCGGGTTCGGCCGTTCCGCCGGGGCCGCAGCGGGAACCCTGACAGGCTTCGGTG